GGTAATGACCTTCATGGGGTTTACGAGCTTAGTGGTAGAATTCGACATATCAGTTGTCCTCCTTAAAATCATCGATAATGGTTGTCATTGCCGGTCTTTTATCGCTTTCCGGCACGAGCGTGGGTTTGCCTTGCGGCTTGGTGATCAAATCACCGAGGATTGCGTTGAATTGCTTCTTTCCGAGCATCGCGGTCATAGCGGTAATGCCGAGAACCTTGTGTTCATAAGGGTCGTACCCTGCGGCGGTCACGGCAGCGATGACGGCGTGTTCGTCTGTGTACTTTCGGTTGGAGCGACCCTCGACCAGCTTGTAGCCGGACCATTGTTTTCCGCTGATGGCCGCCTGCAGCGCATAGTCCTTGATGTCGGACGCCCAGGTGGTCAGTCCGTCAATTTGACCGAGGATTTCCTCGACCTCCTCATCCGTGAGCAAGGGCGGCTGCCGAAACTCATATCGGGCAAGTTCCATGTTGGCTTTGGCTCTCTCGCGGCAATCCGCTTTTGCCTTGCAGAACTGGCACCATTCGCCGCAGTGATATTCACCGCTGCCCCGGAAAGCAAGCTCTGCGGTCGGCGTCAAAACCTTGTCCGCCCATTCGCAGAGTTCCTGCTTCGGCATGGAGAAAGTGCTGACATTGGAGCGCCTGGGCTGGTAAATCGTCATGCTGACGGTGTCGATGTCATAGATACAGTCGAACAGCTCCAGCGCACCGAGGGCATATAGCTTCATCTGCGGATTATCGTTGGCTTCCACCAGGACTCCGCGCCCATGCTTGTAATCCACAATGTGCAGCGTTTCGTCTGCGATGATGACGCAGTCGCCGGTGCCGAAGCCCTCTTTTACATATTTGTAGTAGTCAAGCCGCTGCTCGATCAGCACGACAGGGTCAGTGCAGACTTTCTTAGCTTCTGCGACCAGTTCCATTACAAAAGCAACATAGCCGTTGGCGCAGTCCTCCATTTCGGCGCTGTACCAGGTAAGGCTTTCTGTCGGATCCTGCGCCGCCATGCCGAGTGCTTTTCGGAGCTTATACTCGCAGAGTGCATGGGCAAAATCGCTGCCCTTATCGTCGTAGCTTTCGCAGAGCCTTGCCGAAGGCGGGCAGTTGAGCCACCTGTGGGAGGAGGATGCGGAAAGCAGAGCATGATTACCCATTGCCCAGCACCTCCGCATCCACCACAAGACCCCCGTACCGGGTGGGGTCTACCTCGGAGAGCTTGGTTGCTCCATACTTCTGAAGAAGGTCACGAATCTGAGCGGTGAAGCCATCTCTGGACTTTTCTGCCAAAATTGCTCTGACTTCTTCAAGCGAATATGTCTTTTCCGGGGCGGGTACAGCCTCCGCATCGTCAGTGCTGCCGAACGTATCGGTCAGCCAGTTGGCGATGTCGTTAATAGAAGATGCAATATCCCGTAATTCTCGGATGGTCGTTTCCATTTCGCTCATTTTGCTCATCGTGTTTACCTCCTTTCTCTGATTGACTTGCCTGGTTCAGCTGAATCAGCTTTTTTGCCAGACGCTTCGACACTACGCTGATTGCCGTAAGCACACCGATCAGTTCCTCATCGCTCACGGGCTTGGTGTTTCTGGACTCGTTCATTGGCGATTCCTCCTTTCCGAGGTGCTGAGTTGTCTTGCCGTCCTCAGTACCAACTGGAGGGAAGCCGTCGAAGCGGTCCGCTTTTTGCTGAAAAAAAGATTTATCCCTTCGACCGCAGTTCTGCAGCCGAAGGGATGATGGAAGATATTAGATGTAATAGTCTTTGAGCCTATCCTGCAGTTCCGCACGGATTTTTGCCCAGTGCCGCTTAAAAGTGGAACGCGCCATACCCATGATTTCTGCGGCTTCACGCTCCGAATGGTGCATCATCAGCTCACAGATGCGTTTGCCTTCCGGGTCAAGACGGTCGAGTTCGTCATACAGCGCCTTGAGCAGTTCTTCGTCCATAAGGATGGAATCCGCAGTCGGCGCATTGTCCGCCAGCGTGTCGCCGAGGGTCAGATCGTCATCCTCGCCACCGATGGCCGTGTCGATAGAGACCTTCTTCCCGGCAGCGTAAAACGGGCAGCCGGGGCAAACACCGTCGCACTTCCAGATTTGAGTCTTGATGCAGCGGCACTCGCCGTTCTTTTGAGCGTGATACCTGGTGTTCCAGATTGGGCGGTAGTACGCCCGGTAAACTTCCTCGCTGACCTCGATGGCTTGTCCATCAACAGGGATAAAGAATTTCTTTGCTTCGTTTGACATAAAAATTTCCTCCGTTCGATTTGCATGGAACGGAGGAAACTCTTATGGTCAGCTGCAAAATGGGTATAGAAATCCAACCACAGTCCCGACGGAGATTTCTCCGTTCCGGTCTGCAGCTTCCTTATCCAGTAGGCAGCTGTTCGTATTAACTTGTCCCGTCAAGCGGCACTGGATCGTCCGGGGCCAGCGGACGTATCGTTTGAAGGCGTGAGATTTAACTCACATGTACTATTTTATTGAAAATCTGTATTTTCACGAGGAAGTCGCACTTCCGATCCAAGTGGCCGAAAAGCCTGTAAAAGGGCAAAAAAATAAGGCCCTCATGTCTCGAAAGACATAAGAGCCTTGATAAATCAGGATTCTATACCGGAAGTGCGACTTCCGATTTATTTTTAAGAAGCGGTCATTTTGTTCCCGTTTTTAGGTAATTGCTGTGGAATACCGGCATCCCGCAGCTTTTCGTTCCACATAAAGATGTTTTCCATGTGGTGATTATCAATCAAGTACCGATAAACGAGGAACTCTTCGGAGGCGGTCATAATGTTATATCCGGCCTTTGCAATCAGGTCATAAGAGAAAGATGGATGTAGGTTTAGACCTATACAGAGTGCAAGCACACTCTGCAAAGTAGGTTTGGCATCCTTCTTATTCCGATAATCCTGAAGCATTCGTGAGCTGATGCCAGTGCGTTCTTCCAACTTTTCGTTGGTATATTTACGACGTTTAATGTGATAATCGAGGGTGCCGCAGAATGAGGATGGTACTTCAGCCAGAATATCTGATATCCGCTTTGCCTCTGCTGCGATAGTGGCCATTTCACGGGCACGCTTTTGGACATCCTCATTTTTGCCTTCTCTCGGATTGAATTTTGCTTCCACAAAACTCTTTGAATCGGCATCACGGCAGAGAAAACAGATCCGATAAAAAGAGTCATCATAGTGACTACTGACTCTCGTGGTACGGTCGAATAGCAAGCAACACTCGTCGACATGTTCTAATGCGTACTCGGTAAGAGCCGGTTCTGTGTCCTCAATAATACTTACATACTTTGGATCATTGATAACAAACAGCCCACCGGCATGAATAAAGCGCCCCGCTTTGAAATCATCGGAAAGGTCCTGATTAAAAAGGGATTCAACGATAATGTTGTTGCGGTCAATTATAAAAGTCTGCCCTTTTTTCAGACTGCCTTTTTGGAAGGAGAACGGAGGGTAGTTCTTACCGTCAACAAAGTTGAACACACCTACGGCCTGTTCAAAGCCGAGTTCAACTGCACGGATCTTTGCGGCAGTTGTAGATACCTTGAAAAAGTCGGCGAACTCACTGATTGCAAGTTCCATAATGTATCCGTTCCGAAGATGACCTTGGAATGAACTGCGAAGTCTGTTTAGGATTTCGGATAGTTTGGCTTTACCGGTTTTTGCAGGAATTAAAATTTTGGGAGTCAGCGCATTTGCCTGCCACTCCATCCATGATAACTCATCTTCGAGCTGGTTGGGCTTCTTCTTATATTCTTCAACAACGGCGCAGGAGATCGCTTGGATGTCAGGATTTAGGAGTTTTTGAAGTTCGAAGAACTTATAGTGCTTATCCCAATGGACGCACTCATGGATTACGGTGTTATTGACAGAACCGATATTCCTCATAAAGAAAACATCGGGGTTAACAAGTACAGTTCCGGGGCTGATGGGCTTCTCTACTATTTCCGTGCATGCTTTATTCCCATATACTTCGACATTTGCATCATTGAAATATGTACGGCCAAAGATGCCACCCGGCAATGGTGCATGATAAACAGTTAGACCCATTTGCTCAACAATCTCCTTGATGGGAAGTGGCATTGGCTCCTTTAAGGCTCGTGGGCAGTATCTTTCGAGGAATTTTTCTGCATGCTTATCGAGATCTTTTGCGTAGATATACGGAACTAAATACTTGGTCAGTGCATCTTCTGCTCGGAACAGTTCTCTTGAGTATTCGGATGCATGTCCTATGTTAACATGCTTAAGACCGTTCTTTAGAGTTGCGGCGAAAGGAATTGACAGCCAACACTCAGTTGAATCGCTTTCATAATCGCGACGGCCACGTCCGGAAATTTCAACTTCAGCACGAATAGTGATCTTGCATTCAATTCTATTAATATCCGACTCATGGTAATTGATGCCCATGATTTGAAAGTCGCTCAATTCCACATAGGAAGGGTCTGGGACAACAGAAGTCGACAAATCCAAGCGACCTTTGTTGTTAAAGAGGTATGATTTTATTTTGCTGAAAATCTGGTTATAGTACACGTCCTCAAGATAGGCCGCAAACGTATCATACTTCTTGGACAAGACACACCCTCCTAACCGGAAATAGATTGGACTTATGTATTATACCACAACTACGATGAAATTTCAACCATAATCAGTGTAAATTCGAGCGTTTTCAGAGAAAACCTCTTGTGTTTTGTACACTTTCGTGATATAATATCTTAGTCGAACTCTGAAACAGGCTTTTTAGATTTAAGGAAGGGATACCGCGATGGAAGTAAGTTACAAAAAACTATGGAAGCTGCTTATAGACAAAGATATGAAAAAGAAGGATTTACTTGCTACGGCGGGTATCAGCTGGGCCTCTGTCACGAAACTATCTAAGGGGGAAACTGTGAGCATGGAAGTCCTAATGAAAATCTGTAAGGCATTAGACTGCAACATCGGAGATATTATGGATCTTATTCCGGAGGAGGAAGTAAATAGTGAGCAGCAGTGATGAGATAATAGGTCACGCTAATCCGCATACGATTAAGAAGTTTGAACTAATCGAAAAGTATGTAGAGGCATGGGCACATAAGCTACTTCAGAATCAATACTGCTCCGGGCTTGTATTCATTGATTGCATGTCAAACAGCGGAGAATACGTTGACGACGATGGTAAGCAGGTTTTTGGCACGCCTGTTCGTGTTGCAAAGTACCTCCGCAACGTTGCTGGACAGTACCCATATAAACGGATTGACCTGTTTTTTAGCGATCTTTGTGCTGCCAGAACAGAACATCTAAAAGGGCTAATGCCGAACGAAAGCCGCAACTTTCATATTCACATTACGACCGAGGACGGGAATGAACTGGCCAAGCGATTAGGGCAAACAATGTCCAACAATAAGCACTACCTTCTCGTTTACGACCCGTTTGAAGCCACTATTGATTGGAACGCAATCATACCATTTATAAACAATTGGAGTGAAGTGATCCTTAACCATATGGTCTCCGATTCTATGAGAGCCGTGAAAATGGTTAAGAAGGATGCGGCGAGAAGTAAATATGAGCAGACCTACCTAACAGACTTGGAAAACCTTATTCCTTATGGGAGTGATAAGACTGCTTATGAAAAGCGCGTCGAGGAGATTATCAAGGCTCTTCACCGGAACAAATCCCGGCAGTATTATATAGCTGCTTTTCCGTTTTTCAACGAAAAGAATGCCATTGTGTATAACTTGATTC